ACCCAAACAATTCTTTGGAAATTTCCTGGGATGAAGACCACATCATCTCATACAAATACCCAGGAGTCTTCGCACTAAAAAGACCTACATGGGAAGTAAACCCAACAAGAAAGATTGATGATTTTAAGATTGCTTTTTATACCGACCTTGGAGATGCGATGATGCGTTTTGCATGTGTTCCAACATTTGCATCCGATGCATTCTTTAAACAGCATGAAAAGGTTAGAGCCTGTATGACATCAAGAAACCCAATAGATACATTTAAAAGGTTTGATGAATCATTTAAGCCAGATCCAACTAAGAAATATTATGTACATGCTGACCTTGCACAGAAACACGATAAGTGTGCTGTTGCTATTGCTCATGTAGAAAAATGGGTAAACATACAAGTTATCAATAATTACGAACAGGTTGCTCCAATTGTCATAGTAGATGCTGTTGTTTGGTGGGAGCCAAAGGTTGAAGGCCCAGTAAATCTCTCAGAGGTAAAGCAGTGGATCCAAAACCTCAGAAGGCTTGGGTTTGATATTGGAATGGTTTCATTTGACCGTTGGCAATCTTTTGATATTCAAAATGAGTTAAAGCAAGTAGGAATGAGAACTGATACTGTTTCTGTTGCTAAAAAACATTATGAGGATATGGCAATGCTTGTGTATGAGGAAAGATTAGTCATGCCAGCAATCGAACTTTTGTTCGATGAATTGACACAGTTAAAAATCATGAAAAATGATAGAGTTGACCACCCACGCAAAAAGTCAAAGGACTTGGCGGATGCTGTGTGTGGAGCAATATTTGGGGCAATATCACATACCCCAAAAGATAATAATGCAGAGATAGATATTCATACATTTAGGGATAGACCTAAGCAGTTTGACACTCTACCTGAGAACGTGATTCAATATAAACCTAGCCAAATAGAAGATATAAAAGATTATTTGGACAGACTAAAAACACTATAAACAAGGAGAAATAAGTAATGAATTCATTCAAGAAAATCGCCCTAGCCATGGTTGCAGCCATGACTATTGGCACAATCGTAGCAACGCCTGCAAACGCTGCTGTAATGACAGTCGCTGTCGATCTCGCTGGAACGGCTAACACAACTGCCTCAGCAATCGCAACACCTGCTGCATTACCAGTCCCTGCAGACAACACAGTTGACGCTGCAGACGCACTTAAGTTCGTCGCAACTGTTGACACAGGAACAACTGTTTCTGTAGTAGCAACAAACGCAACAATCGTGTCTGCACTACACACATCTGCTGCACCAGTAGGAGCATCATCAGGTTCTTCAACCTTGACAATTGCAACTGGTACAGGAACAACTGCAACATTCTGGGTATATACAAAGACCACAGCAATTGGAACAGTAACAGTTACCAATCAGGGAACTACATTTACATACTATGTACAGGGAACTGCTGGTAAGATTAATACTCTCACAGTATCCGCTCCTGCTACAGGTGCTGCTGGTACAAAGCAAGACATCTCAGTAACTGCAACAGATACATTTGGTAACAAGGTATCTGCTAAGTCAATTACTGCAACAGTTTTTGCTTCAACAGCAGTTATGGATACAGCAACAGTAACAACTGGTGCTACACTTTCAGATTTTGGAGTTGCAAAGTTTGTTGCAACACTTCCAGCAACTGGAACACGATCACTAATCACATTCTCACCTACAACATCATCAGATGCAACAACTGCAGATGTAGTTGGTCTTCCTGCTCGTGCACTTGCACCGTTTGCAGAAATCACAGTTCGTGATCTAGTATCAGAACTTGCAGCACAAACTGCTGCTAAGGATGCAGCCCTTGCTGCTAAAGCAATTTCAGATGCTGCAGTCGTAAAGGCTGCTGCAGATGCTGCTGCTGCTAAGGTTGCTTCAGATAAGGCACTTGCTGACGCAAAGACTGCTTCAGACGCTGCCCTTACAGCAGAGAAGGCTGCTTCTGCTAAGGCACTTGCTGATGCAAAGGCTGTTTCAGATAAGGCTGCACTCGATGCAAAGACTGCTTCAGATGCAGTTGTTCTTGCTAAGGATGCAACAATTGCTAAGTTAACAGCAGATAATGCTGCTGCACTTAAGTCTGTAAAGGCTGCATTCAATAAGTTGGCTCTTCAATGGAACAAGAAGAACCCAAAGGCAAAGGTTGCTTTGCTTAAGTAATTCGTCCAACATTAAAGGGGTTACCAATTACGGTAGCCCCTTTTTTGTGCAATAAAATGGTATAATCATCCTATCAGACATCAGTCTGTAAGGGGGAAAGGTAAATTAAAAGACTAATACGCATACTAGCAGCCACACTATTAGCATTTGGCTGGCTTCTTATGTCCCCAGAAGGTGCCCACTCTGATGACCCCCTCACAGTTGCAGCACAAGAAATACAAGATCTTAACGATAGCATCGACGACCTTGGATACAAGGATGAATTCATATCCTTAATTGAACAGGCAGAAGACAAGTATGACCTTGCAGTATCTGCACAATCAGTCCAGTCTCAAACCTCTGACCTATACGATGATGCCATTGACGCAGAAGCCACGGCACTTGAAGAAAAAGACTTAGCCCAATCAGCAGTAGACGGACAAACAGTAACAGTAGCCACTGCTTTAGACAATAAAAATGATGCCTACGATGCCCTTGGAGCAGCAAACATTAATCTTTCAAACGCTCAGCAAGCATTAGACAGTGCTGGTTCTGCTGGTTTGGCATACGATGTTTATAGTCTAATTAGAGTTAATGGACTTGCAGCCACAGATGAATTCTTATGTAGTGGAACGCTAAATGGAAACTATATGACCCGCCCAGTTTGTGGTAATAGATATGAAAACTTTATAGTTAAATTTACTGGACAGATAACTGTTCCATCATGGTTTACGCAAGCATACTTTGCTGGTTATACAGATGATGGTTTTAGAATGTATATTGATGGTCAACTTGCTGTTGATAACTGGGTAGAGCAAGGAACAATTTGGAGTGATTACTCTCCAGTATATGATGTAACAAGTGATAAGGTTTTTGATGTAGAAATATGGTGGTACAACGGAGGAGGCCCTGGATCCTACCTTCTTGGCTGGGGAATCCCTGGAGGGTGGACTAGTGCAGGTTGTGACTATGCTGGCAACCCAAGAGTATGGGGACAAGACTTTAGTTGCAATCTTAATACATTTTCTCATGGATCTGGAGCAACCCAAGAACAAACAAACGCCTACAACAACGCACTTGCTGCAAAGAACTCAGCACAAGATGTATATAATGACAAACTAAATGTTTATAATCAAGCAGTTTCAACATTAAATGGTTACAATCAAACACTAACTAATAAAACAAATGAGTATAACAACTCAGTTTTAAATGTTGCAACGGCACTCCAAAATAAAAATAATGCAATCAGCGCATACAATCAAGCAATTAGTAATGTTAACAGCGCAATTGATAACGCATGGCGTTACTATGACGAACAATTACAAAGAGAAATTCAGTCTGCTATTGCACAGGCAGCAGCCAACGCTGCAAACAATCAGCCTACCCCAGAGCCAAGTCCTGAACCAACACCAGAGGCTAGTCCAGACCCAGAACCAACCCCAGAGCCTTCCCCAGAACCAACTGCTGAGGAACCACCAACACCAGAACCAAGTCCAGAACCTACAGCAGAAGAGCCTCCAACCCCAGAGCCTTCTCCAGAGCCTACAGTAGACCCTACAGAGGAGCCTACACCTGAGCCTACCCCAGAGGAACCCCCAACCCCTGAGCCTTCTCCAGAACCAATTCCAGAGACAACTGAAGAGCCTGCTCCAGAACCTTCACCAGAACCTGGGCCAGAGCCAGAACCAGAAGAGAACCCTTGGAATGAACCAGATGTAGAAATTACTGATGAGGTATTAGCAGCCCTGGTTCCTGAAAAGGGAACTGGAACAGAAGAAGATTTATCTGGAGTTATTGCTAACCTTACAAGCAAGGATAATAAGTTGGTTGTTCTTTCTGCTGAACAAATCACAGCGGTTAGTCAAACACTTAAAGCATTAACGCAAGAAGCAAAGCAAGAGGTTGCAGAAGATCTTGGTATTAAGCCTTCAGAAGTTGCAGAGATTGCTGAGCAGATGAAGTCTAATCCAGAACTTGCAGAAGCATTTGTTGAGTTTGCAGAAAGAGCAGGGGATGCAGGAGATACCCCAATGCCATTTACATTAGCAGATGCCGTAACAGAAGTACAAACAGAAGCATTCTTAGCAGATCCACTTGGAGCAGTATTTGAAGTTGATCCAGTAGAACTCCTATCTAATTTCTCTGAATTAGGTATGGATATGACAGATGATCAGAGAGAGAAAGCGCAAGAAGTAATTGTCCCAGTGATCATCGTATCACAAATTGCAGGGGCAATGATAAGGAGGAACAAATGAAAATAATCAATAAGGCCATAAACCTGGTAGGCAAAATGCTAAAGGGATTAACTAAATGGTTTAAAGACGCAGGTATGGAATTAATTGCACAAGCATTCACCCTCCTGGGCTTCTTTATCGCATGGCTAACTTTGACGGGATCAGCAAGAGACATTGTTGGTATTGCTGTAATGGCAACAACAATTATTTGGCTAAT